TATCGCTGGGTTGACATGGACGGCGATGGCCGCGCCGAGTTGGTCAAGGCGTTTCGTGTCGGCCGTACCATACTTGATTGGGAAGAGGTCGAGGAAAACCCGTTCGTTGTGTTTTGCCCGTTCCCGCGTCCGCATCGGATGGTTGGCAACGCGCTTTCGGACAAGGTGATGGATCTCCAGCGTGTGCGTTCGGTCTTGCTGAGGCAGGCGCTCGACGGCACGTACATGACCAACGCGCCGCGCATGTTTGTCAATGAGACGATGATGGGCGAAAACACCATTGACGATCTATTGACGGTCGTTCCCGGAGGCATCGTGAGGGGCAGGGAGGCCCCGGTCCCGCTTTACAATCCGTTCGACCCATCCAAGTCGATGGCCCTGATGGAGTTGCTGGTCGGCGAGCAGGAATCACGCACCGGCATTACCCGGCTCAACCAGGGGCTCGATGCGGATGCGTTGAACAGGACGGCCACCGGTACTGCACTGATGCAGGCGCAGGGCCAGCAGATGGAGGAGTTCGTCGCCCGCAACTTCGCGGAGGCGTTTGCCAGGTTGCTGCTGAAGAAGCTGCGGCTGATGATAAAGAACGGCGACCCGATGATGGTCAAGATGGACGGGCAGGCTCGTACCGTCGATCCTTCACGTTGGTCGGGCGATCTTGACGTTTCGATCCGGGTTGGTCTCGGTTCGGGCAAGAAGGAACAGCGCCTCGCCTATCGGCAGATGGTGCTTGAGATACAGCAGGCCGGCCATCAACTGGGGCTGGTTTCCGACAAGCAGCTTTACAACAATGGTGCCGGCATCATTCGCGACAGCGCGCTGGGCAATCCGCTCGATTACTTCACTGATCCCGATAGCCCCGAAGGCCAGCAGCTGAAGGCGAGCATGCCGCAGCCGCCGCCTGATCCTGCTGTTGCAAAGGCTCAAGCCGATATGCAGGCAACCCAGGCCAAGACGCAAATGGCCGCTAGCCAGATGCAGTTCGACCAGCAGCGCAGTGCCATGGAGCTACAGCAGGCCCAGGCTGAGGGTGCCGCGAAGATCCAGTTCATGCGTGAGGAATCGGCGGCACGGCTGCAACTAGAACATGACAAGGCCCAGGCTGAAGCTCAACTGGCGCAGCAGCAGTCCGATCGCGACTTTGCCTTGGCTCAGCAGCAGGCGGAGCGCCAGTTCGAGCTGGACAGGATGCAGGCCCAGCACAGGCACGAACTTGCGCTGAAGCAGGCCGAGCAATTGCCGAAGAACAGACCCGGAGGCGAGCTTGACAAATAATGTCGTGCATCTCTCCTTCAAAAGCCCCCACGTCGAAGATGACATGTGCGCATTCATCGGGTGTAGGGTTTGCCGCAACAAGACATTCACGCTTCAGGAGGATCGTGTCGGTGATTTTCCGTTAATGAAATGCGCGTGCTGTGGCCAGCATATCGGTCGCATGGGCTGGGCGCATGACGATGATCCGCTGTTGGCATGACCGAAGACCCCCTGCACCGCGCCAACCGCTGGAAACCCTTCTACGTCGAAGAGGGCGGCCTCAAGGACATCCTCGCCTTTATCGGTGAGACCTTGCTCAAGCGCATGTCGCAGGTTGAGCCATGGGAAAACGAGAAGCTCGCCAATCTGGCGATAGCCAACAAGATTACGCAGCAGATCGACGCAATGGTCCAGGCCATCATCAACGACGGCAAGGTTCAGGAGCATGTGCAGAAGCGCGTGAAAATGATCGAAGCCATCCCGCACAAGGCGCGGCGATTTATTTAAACCACTGAAAGGTAAGCTATGACGGCCCATCCGAGCGAAAGCGCGGAAGCCGTTGACGCGCCTGCTGAAACCAGCAACGCCGTTGACGACTTCGCGGAGTTTCTGGACGAACTGGAAAAGGACGAAGAGGCGCCCCCCGAGGCCGCCGATGATGAATCCGAGGACGCGGAAGAACCCGATGAGGGCGACGACGTGGATGACGATGTTGATGAGGAAGACGAACCGGAGGCCCCGGCCATCGATCCGCCTGTCAGCCTGTCGAAAGAGCAGAAAGCAGCTTTCGCGCAGCTTCCGCCCGAACTTCAAAAAGTTTGGGCTGAAACCGAAGCCCAGCGCAACCGGGAGGTGCAGGCTCGTACGACCGAAGCCGCCGAGGCCAAGCGCAATGCCCAGGCCGAGGCGCAACGTGAATTGGCCTCCATTCAGAAGCGATACGCCGATGAACTGGGGGAATATGCCAAGCTGTTCGAACCGCAGGAGCCGGATTACTCGCTGATCGCGACGAACCCGGAGGTCTTTGCGGAGCAAATGGCGCTCTACAAGCAGATGACTGCCCATCGCGACTATCTCGCGAAGCAGTCGGCTGAAGCGCGCCAACAGGCCCAGGCAGGTGAGCAAGCCATCCGCGCCCAGCAACAGGAAGCGGAACTGCAAGTCCTTCGCCGCGAGCTGCCCGAGATGAACGATCCTGAGAAGGGTCCGAAGCTCATGGCGGAACTCGGCAATGTGGGCCGTGAACTTGGATATTCAGACGAACTTCTCGCCCAGGCCAGTGCGTCCGACGTGCTGGCACTCAAGAAGGCGCACGACTGGAAAGCCAAGGCTGCGAAATACGACGCTTGGCAGGCGCGCAAGATGGAAGCTGTCCGCAACGCCAAGGGCAAACCGAAGGTGATGAAGCCTAACGGTGCCGAGACGCGGGCGGAGCAGGGGCCACGGCGCACCGATGCCGCTTGGAAGCGCGCCCAGCAAACCCGCAGGCCGGAAGACTTCGCGGATTGGCTGGAAAAAGCGGGCCACATGTAAACCCAGGGTTTCGCGTCGTGAGACGCTGCCCCTCCCATGATGGAACTTAGACAATGACCGTACCTTCAAATACCGTTCAGGCGGTTTCCCGCGTCGGCGTCCGCGAGGACCTCGACGACAAGATCCGCGCCCTCTATCCCAATGATGCGCCGTTCGTGAAAGCGATCGGCAAGGGCTCGGCCAAGTCCACCTACACCGAGTGGCAGACCGACTCGCTCGTTGCCGCCAATGCGACCAACGCCTCGATCCAGGGTGATGATCTGACCAACGCCTCGCGTCCCAACACGGTTCGCGTCGGCACCTATACGCAGATCATGACCAAGGTTGTTGGCACCTCGACCACGGTTGAGGCCGTGGACAAGGCTGGCCGTCGCTCGGAAATGGCGAAGGAAATCATGAAGTCGGGCAAGGAATTGCAGACCGACAAGGAAAAGCGGTTCGTTGGCAACTATGCCTCGGTCGCTCCCCTTTCCGGTACGGCGGGCCAAACCGCCGGTGCGCTTGCCTGGCTCACGACCAACACGGCGCTTGGCACCGCTGGCTCTCCGGCCAATGGCGGCTTTTCGGCCGGTATCGTTGCGGCCGCCACCAACGGCACGCAGCGCACCTACACGGAAACCTTGCTCAAGACGGTGCTCGCATCGATCTGGACCGCCGGCGGTAACCCGACGATGGTCATCACCTCAATCGGCCAGAAGCAGACGGCAGCGGCCTTCACCGGCCTCTCCACTGCGCGCCGTGAATCGGGCGACAAGCGTCTGACGATCGTCGCCGGTGCCGATTACTATGTGTCGGACGTGGGCGAGGTGCAGTTCGTGCCTGACCGCTTCGCATCGACCCGTGACGCGCTGATCGTGGACCCGGAATATTGGGAAGAGGCTGTTCTCGACCCGCTCCAGACCAAGGACATGGCGGTCACCGGTCTTGCCACCCGCAAGATGATGTGGACTGAAACGGCGCTCAAGTGCCTCAACGAAGCCGCTAGTGGCGCAATAAGAGACCTGTCGTAATTAGCGATTGCGGTCTTAGCGCCCATTAGGCGCTTCACTTAGGGATGCTCATGCTGTATAGCTTTACGATGGAAATCGTGGAGTTATCAGCATGGGCAAACCGCTCAGAGATTTAACCGGCCAGCGTTTTGGTCGGCTTGTAGTCAAGGCTCAGAATGGGTCATCACACGGCCATGCTAAGTGGCTCTGTGTATGTGACTGCGGGCAGGAAAAGACGATCTGGCGCGGCGAGCTGGTCAAGGGCAAAACCAAGTCCTGCGGGTGCCTGCACGACGAGGGTAGAGCGCCTATCCACGGCTTTGCTGGCAAGGGGCGAGGGAAGCTCTACAACACGTGGAAGGGCATCAAAAACCGGTGCCATAATCCAAATAGCGTCGCCTACAAAAATTACGGCGGACGTGGGATATTCGTCGATCCGCGCTGGCGAACGTCATTCGAGGCGTTCCGCGAGGATATGGGCGAGCCACCGAGCCCAGCCCACACGATTGAGCGCATAGACAACAACAGGGGCTATGAGCCCGGAAATTGTAAGTGGGCGACACGGCTTGAGCAGCGGGCCAACCAACGCGATGCAGATCGTAAAGGTGTCCGCAATGGCCGCGCCAAACTGACCGAAAATGACGTCCGCGCAATCCGGTTGAGTAGCCTTCTGCCCAGCAGGTTAGCGGAGGCATATGGCCTGTCTCTTCCGACGATTATCGACGTCATCAATCGCACGACGTGGAAACACGTAACTTAACCTCAGCTAATCCCTCTCCGTTAGCTGACTGACTAGGGCCGGTCCTTCTGGGCTGGCCCTTTTTATTGGAGGCCAAGCATGGCTGAAGAAACTCAGGACGTAATTCAGGAAATTAGCGAAGTCTCTGAAAACGCTACTGATTTAATTCAGGACGCAATTCAGGACGTCGCGGTCGTCTGCACGATGGACGTGACGTTCCTGCGCGACGGACGCCGCTTGCAGGCGGGCCAGAGCACCATCGTCAAGGACGATGAAGCGGCTGAACTCGAAGCCCAGGAGCGCGCCCAGCGTGTCTGACTGGGACCTGATCGACCATATCCCCGAGCAGGGGCTGAAGGTCTTTCACGGCTATGACGAAGACACCGACAGCGTTCTCGTGCGCCATCAGTTCGATGGAGACGCAACCAACGCCGTGCTCGACCGCAACAAGGCGGTTGCATCGGACTCGTGGGACAGGCGAACCGACATGTGGCACGCCGCCCATATCCCGATCCAGGTTCAGTTCGAGTGGCTGACGAAATACGGCGTGGATATGTGGAACCCTGCCCATATCGAGGGGGTCAACCGGCTGCTCAATTCCAACGAGTACCGCCACTGCCGGGTGCGGCATTTCATCCTGTGAGGAACGCTGATGCCGAGCTTTGACGATCTCGTTTCCGAACTTGTCGATATGCTCAAGGACCCGAGCTTGCAGGCGAAGGCGCCGCAGTTCATCCGACACGCGGAAGAATATTTCCGCCGCGTCATCAAGCATCTCGATCAGGAAATCACGGTCGCGATCAACGCGCTCGACGTTTCCCCGCCGACACTGGTCAATCTGACCCTGTCCAGCCCTGCCTTCATCGCCAACACACCTATTTCGGTCGCGATCCTCAGCAAGACGCCGGACTCGACGGTCGCCGTGGACTCAAGCGACCACGCAACGCTCACCGTGCTGGGATCCGTGATCTCCGGCACGTTCACCACGCTCGGAACACTTGTTCTCACGCTCACCGAGACATTGGCCGGCGCTGCGAATACGCCGCATGTGTCCGATCCCATCACGGTATCGGTCGTCAATCATCTGGTGATCAGCGGAACCCCTCCCGCCGGCATGGTTGGTTCGGCCTACGACTTCACGCCTACCGTTTCGGGTGGCTATGGCGTGCGGACGTTCCAGTTGACCGGCTCATTGCATCCCGGCCTCTCGTTCAGCGTTACGACTGGGGCCATCACCGGCACGCCGACGGCAAGCGGGGTGATGAGCCTCACGATCTCGGTTGCCGACCAGATCGATACCGACAGCCACGCGGTCTCTATTAACGTGACCGATGTCTCGCATGTCTACGCGCAATATGCGGCGATCCTGGAGGACTTCTGATGGTAGCGCTTCCGTCGGACTTTCTTTCGATGCGGGCGATTTACATCGACACGTCCCCGCGCGTCGATCTCGTCTATCTGTCGCCCCACGCTTTACGCGAGCAATGGGCCGGGGTCGCCTCGGGCATGCCGCGCAACTACACGATTATCGGCAACGAGCTGATCTTCGGGCCAGAGCCCAACCAGCAATATACGGTCAAGATGTCCTACCGCCGCGATCTCACGCCGCTGTCAGCCGACAACCAGACCAACTGGCTACTTGAGAAGCATTCCGACATCTACCTGTTCGCAGCGCTCGCGCATGCCGAGTTCTACGGCTGGAACGATGAGAGGCTACCGCTCATCAAGAACCAGCTGGACCAGTGGATCAACGACCTCAATCAGCACGGCATTCATAAGCAGACCGGCGGCGCTCCGTTGGCGCCCAAGGGTCCGCGCTCGGTCTATGGGGTGCGCGCTTGAGGTGGCTGCTCGGGGAATATCGCCCCGACACAGCGCCATTTCTGACCAATGACCTTTCGGTGGCAAAGAACGTCTACGCCACTTCGAACGGCTATGCGCCGGTCAAGAGCCCGACCCAGATTGCGCCCGCTCTATCAGGGACCTTCAAGGGCGCGGCGGCATTCATCAGCTCGAGTGGCGGCCCAAGGGTCTTGGCGGGAGATACGACGAACCTCTACCGGCTGACCGGTGGGACGTGGACGAGCGTCATCGGCTCGCTCTCGGTCAACACCTTCTGGCAGTTCGCGCAGTTCGGCGATCATATCATCTGCGCCAATGGCGGGGCGCCTATTGACTTCGACCTGTTGCTCGGCACGGCAGCCCCGGTAAGCGGCTCGCCTCCAAGTGCTGATCTCGTCGCGGTGGTGAGGGATTTCGTGGTGCTCGGCAGGGCCGGTGGTGATGCGATCACGGTTGCATGGTCGGACTTGGGCGATCACACCATCTGGACACCGGGAACGGGGCAGGCTGGGCAGCAACCGATCTACCAGGGCGGCAAGGTCATGGGGTTAACCGGCGGTGAATATGGGCTGGTCCTTCAGCGCTTCGCCATCACCCGGATGTCCTATACCGGCGATGCGACAGATCCGTTTCAATTCGATACCATTTCCTCCAACTATGGCTGCGCTGCGGAGAAGTCGGTAGCCCAAGCCGGGGATCTTGTGTTCTTCTGGTCGGATCGTGGGTTCGTGCAGGTGCAGGCGGGACAGATCGCCCCGATCGGCATTGAGAAAATCGACAAGACCTTTCGTGATGCTTATACGGCAGCCGACCTCATCAACCTGTGGACCGCGATCGATCCCGAGCGGACGCTGGTGCTGTGGTGCATGCCGGGGCGGGTGTTCTGCTACAACTGGACGATCCAGCGCTGGACGACCTGGGAAATCCCGGTGCAGGCGGTGTTTCAGTTCTTCACGCAGAGCATGACGCTGACGCAGATCGACGCGCTCTATGGAGATATCGACCATATTCCTTATTCGCTGGATCACCCGATCTTTGCGGGTGGCCAGCCCCGGCCGGCATTTATCGGTCTCGATGGCGCATTCAACGTGCTGTCGGGCCCTAATCTTGGAGCATCGCTCAAGCCGGGAAGTATGGAGTTGTCACCGGGGCGCAAGTCGCGGCTGAGAATGGCGAGACCGTTGACCGACGCAATGGATGGGGTGACGTTGCGGCTGTTCTCCGGCGAGCGGCTTGGCGAGAATTACGGGTTCGAGGATTACATCTACGTGTCGTCTAACGGCGACATGCCGATCAGGGTCAACGCCCGCTATCTGAGGCCGGAGATGGACATCGCGGCCGGGAGTGTCTGGACCTACTGCCAGGGCGCTGAATTTACCGGTGTTGCGGGAGGCGTGCATTGATCCCCCAAGTCCCGGTTGAGGACGCGCCGGGATGGGTGAGGAAAGCAGCGAACGCGATCAACGGGCTTATCCGTGGCACGGTCCAGAAGGATGGCAATGCCCTTTATCCGGGGGCAACGGCTGGAGCATCATATGATCAGGCCAAGATGCAGGCTGTCATGGATGCCGTGCAGGCCATCAGCGACCGCCTGAAGTGAGCGACTGGCAAGAATATCTGAAATTCAGGGACGGCTTTCTTTCGATACTAGACCCGCGTTTCTACAGCGCCGAATGGCTCGACTCGCAGGTTGCGGCAGGTTCCTACAAGCTCTGGACGAATGATGAGGCGGCGATCCTTGCGACGATCCGCTTTTACCCGGCAGGCGCAATGGAAGTGCATGGCGTGGCGGCAACGGGCGATCTCGAGGCAATCCGCGCACTGATTCCGCTGGCCGAGAACTGGGGGCGTAGTCTCGGCTGCATCATCGCCAGCATCGAAAGCACGCCGGTCTGGGCCAGGATTTTGAAGGACGACGGCTACATGCCTTACCAACTCAACATTCGGAAGGAACTCTGATGGGACTTTCCGGGGGATCAACGAGCGCGTCTGGGTCAGCCCAAGCCTGGGCCAAGCCAATCGCCCAGAGCACTGCGAACGAGGCGACGGGCGTCTACAATGCCAACAAGCCCAGCCAGCAGGCAATTACTGATCAGGTGCAGGGACTTATCCCCGGCCTCATCTCGAAATATCAGGCTGGCGATCCCAACGTCACAGCCGCGACTAACTACGGCGCGAATGTGCTTGGGGGTCAGTATCTCACCGGCAACCCCTATGCCACGCCGAACACTAATATTTCGACGTGGAACGGGTTTCAGGCGAATCCGAATATCAACCCGAACGGCTTTCTCGACAACATCATCAGCCAGACCAACCATGATGTGACGAACACAGCCAAGGCCGGATTCGGATCGCGCGGCAGTTTCGGCGGGACCGCGTACATCGGCGCGCTGACCAATGGGCTCGCCAAGAACGAGAACGACCTGCGCTACAACGATGCCAACAACGTCCGCCAGATGCAGATCGATGATTTCAACCGTCTCCAGGCGGGTCAGGCGGCGGATAACGCGCAGGTTCGCGATTTACAGGCGAATGATTTCAACACCGTTCGCGGTCTGGACGCCAACAACTACGCTCAGGAGCGGGCTAATCAGCAGCAGATTGCTGGACAGGCGCCGCAGCTCGCGGCTGCCAACTATCTCGGCATCACGCCGACGCTCTCCGCAGCCCAGCTTGGCGCGAGCTTGCCATACACCGGCATTCAATCGCTGGCCGATGTGCAGAGCGCATTGTTCAACGGTGGCACGCAGAAGACCTCGAACGGCATTGGCGGGGTGTTGCAGGGTGCTGGCTCACTGGCTTCGGGGGTTGCGATGCTCTCTGATCGCCGGCTCAAGACCGGCATCCACAAGATCGGGGAGTTTGCTGACGGCCTGGGCCAGTACATCTGGACCTACATTTGGGGCGGCCCTGAATATGTCGGTGTCATGGCCGATGAGGTTGCGCGCCTTCGCCCCTGGGCGCTTGGACCGAAAATCAGCGGATACTCGACCGTGAACTACGGAGCGCTCTAGATGGGCATGTTCGCAGCTAAACCCGCCGACTATTATACCGACCAGACCGCCCCCCGATTGCCGCTCAATCTCGGCATGGCGCAGGAGATGGTGCAGCCACAGCCGATGGGGACGCATCCGATCGGCATGGATCAGCAGATGGTGAACCTACCCACCGATCCCCGTGTCACCAAGGCCACGCAGCCCGGCATGTTCGGCAAGGGTGGACGCGGCTGGCAGATCCTCGGGATCATCGGCGATGCGCTACAAACCGCAGGTGGTGGGAAACCGACCTATCAGGAAGCCCAACAGAAATGGGCTGAGATGGAGCAGGAGCGGCAGAAACTCTCTACCGAGCAGCAGTATAAGTTGGCCGAATTGGCCACGAAGCTACACACGCCGCAGATCGTGAATGCCGGCAACGGTCGCGTGATATCGGTTGATCCGGCCACCAATGCGACGACCGAGATCAGCCCGCTGACGCCAGCACCTGATCAGGGCGCGCTCTACGCCTCGCATTTCGGGCAGGAGGGGTCTCCGGAGTGGATCAAGGCGTATCAGGACTTCCATCTGCGAGGGAATAGTCCTGACGCTCTGGCAGCGCGCGAACAGAGCGCAATCGGTCTGATCGATTACCGCAATGCACATCGGCCGGCAGGCGTTGGCGGGAAGCCAGCCTCGATCCGTTCGGTAGGCGGCAAGGCATATTACAAGGTCAATGGTCGCTGGTACGATAACCCGGAGGGACGCTGATGGCTGAAGTCACCGACCCCGACCTGATCGCGATGCTCGAAACCTCGCAGGGCAATATCAACAAGAACCTCAACGTCAGCGAGGGACCGAACGGCGGCGTCGGCCCGCGCGAAGCCGCTACCCGCGAAGGCATGTACACGTCCACGCCGCAATTGCGCAGCATGGGGCGAGATCTCGCCACAGCGCAGTACTTCAACCAGCGCATTCCAACGGGCCGGTTCGCAGCGCGCGTAAGCGGCGTCGAGCAACAGTTTCCGTCTAATTGGCAGCCCAACAACATCGCTGATTACCAGTCCTTCATGGGGTTGCGGCAGTCCCTTACCAAGCCGGTGATCTCACTCACCGCTCCCTCGGGTCAGGCCACCAGTTCGAAGGAAATGGACACGCCGAAAGAACTCGAGCTGGCGCAGACGATGATTCCCGGCCCCGAAAAGGAACAGGGCGCTAACGAATATCTGATCAACCGCACTGGCAGGGCCTTGCTCGATCGTCTCGCTTTCAACGCGTTCACGCAACGCTGGCAGGCCAAATATGGCTCTGCATACGGAAAGTCCAAAAGCGGACAGACCGCCGCTCAGGCCTGGGCGGCATATCAGCAGAGCCCAGCCTACAAGCAGACCGTCCTGACGCCCTACACGAAGCTGTTGGCGAATGGCGGCAGTGCAGCTCCTCCGCGTTCGCCGAAAAAAGTGGCTGGCGGTAATCTCCAGCAGGGCGCTGATGGCGTCTATGTGTGGCATCCCTGATGGACGTACGCGGCCCCGACGGCAAAGTCGTCCGCTTCCCGGATGGGACGGACGCGGGCAAGATCCATGAGGTTATGTCGTCGATCTATGCGCCGCAGTCTGCGCCGAAAGCGCAAGGCGCTGGTTTGGCTTCTGAACTAGCACGCCAGGTCGGCTTAACAGCTCGTTATATCCCTGAAGGGCTCGCACAACTTGGCGGCATTGTGGCCAATCCGCTCAACACGCTCGTCAATAAGGGGCTTGAGACGGTTGGCAGCAATTATCGACTAGGCACTGATCTGGCCGCTTCGACCAGCCGACAAATCGACCGCGCAGGGCTGCCGAAGCCCCGAAATGCGATGGAGCGCGTCGTCGGTGATGCTTCTCGTGCGGTTGTAAGCACAGCCCCATTTGTAGGCGCTGGCTTGGTAGCCAAGACGGCGGCCCAGCCGGTAACGCGCGCAGTAGGAAGCCTTCTTGCATCAAACCCAGCTTCACAGGCCGGTTACGCGGCATTGTCCGGCGGATCAACGAGCGTTGCGAAGGAATTGAATCTGCCGCCAGTCCTTCAGGTTGCGGCGGGGCTCGGCATTCCAATGCTCGCTGCTGGTGGAATAGCGGGCGCTAAGGGTGCAATTAATACCATTCGCACTCCGCAGACTGCCAAGGCGGCGGTTACAGCACGAGGCGCGATTACGCAGGCAATGGCCGACGACGCAATTAATCCGCAGCAGGCTGGGCAGGCAATTGAGGATGCCAATGCGCGCGGCGTGCCGCTGTCATTGTCCGATTTGGGCGACAATCTCAGGGGAATGGCCGGCTCACTTTCACGCAAGCCCGGTGCTTCGCGCACATTGGTGCGTGACATGGTCGACACTCGGCAGGCTGCGCAGGGTGACCGCATTCGCAATGCCATCACGCGCGACTTGGGCGGCATTTCCAATCCATTCGAGCAATCAGATGCCCTAATGGCAACGGCTCGCAGCCGAGCTTCGCCACTTTATGAGCAAGCATACAGCGCACCACCTGTTTCCAGCCCTGTTCTGGACGACCTTCTCTCTCGTCCGGCAGGAAGGCAGGCGCTGGCTCGCGCGCGCACTATTGCGGCCAATGAGGGCCGGGATCCCACTGCTCTCGGCTTTGCTCTTGATGCTGATGGCAATGTGGTCCTTAATCCATCCAATGTTGATTTATATGGCGCTCAAGCGAATACCCGCGCCGCCCGTGACGAAATCGCTAATCAACTTATTGAGCTGAAGCGTCGTGCGGCGGCATCTTTAACGCCAGCGCAGTACAAAGACAAAATTGCATCGCTGTCCCAACAATTGGAGCAAGCCGATGGAGTATGGCGCGAGGCCGGTAGCGCGCTGGCGAATGCCCCGACCGCCGATGTAGCCGCTACATCGCGCAGTTATTCACCACAGACGCTCGACTATGTGAAGCGTGGCCTTGACGACATCATTGAGGCACAGCGCAACCCCGTAACGCGTCAACTTCATCTCGACGAGGCGGGTCGCGCTATAAACGGCGTTCGTGCCGATCTTTTGAGCGAACTGGATCGCCTTAACCCGGCCTACGCCCAAGCTCGCGCTGCCTATGCCGGACCAGCCTCTGCGCGCCAAGCTCTTGATGCGGGCCGCAAGGCTCTCAACTATTCCGATCAGGAAATTGAACGCGCTACGATGAACCTCAACGAGGGGGATCGACAGCAATTTGCAGTAGGTTTTCGTTCGGCGCTTTCTGATGCGCTGGATCGCGCAAGTGATGGTGCCGACAAGGTCGGTCGATTATTGGGCAACCCGCGCAAGCGCAAGGCGTTGGCGGCGGTGTTCGGCGGCGAAGATGGGCTCAATCGCTTTCTGCAAACGATGGCTGATGAGCGGATGGCCAACGAGACCTATCGCGCGGTTCGAACCGGCTCTCAGACCGCAGAGCGGACCATGGATGATCAGGGGAACGCTTTAGAGCAGGGAGCGCAGGCGCTTTACAATGCTAGTCGCGGCAATGCTGGGGGGCTTTTTAGGCAGGGCATCGGCTTGTACAAGGATTTCAGGCGGTTCGGGGCTGGTCAGGCCGCTCAACGCGCTCGCGAGCAGGCCGCTGCGCTGCTCACGGAAACTGATCCCAATGCGATCAGGCAGGCAGCGCGGGAAGCCATGCGCCAGCAACTTGCTCGTCAAGTCATGATCGCTAACCGGAGGAGGAATCTCCTCGCCACTGGTGTCGCCAGCACCGCGACCGCGCGTAATCGGTAGTCTGGCCACAGACGACTTCTAACACGTTTCGTTGACCACACAAAGGGCTCCTTCGGGAGCCTTTCTCATTTCAGGACAACCGCATGGGCGGTTTTGAGAATTAGAAGGTTTCTGCTACAAGAAACGGGCCGAAACGCTGCGTCAACAGCGCCCGGCCCTAACCACACGAACGTAGGAGGTTCGCATGGCTGACGAAGCCAATATCATTGATTCCGAAGAGTGGCGAGATGTCCCCGGATGGGAAGGCTTGTATCAGGCAAGCTCGTTTGGGCGGATTAAGCGTCTATCGCGATGGGCGAAAACTAAGGGGCAGACGTTAGCGTATCACCGGGCTCGAATTGTCGGTGGTGTACCCAACCGATGTACGGGATATATCGAGATTGCGCTTTCACGCAGCGGAGAGGTAACCAAGGTCTCCGCTCATAAGCTTGTATGTCTGACATTTCATGGCCCTCAGCCAACGTCTGAGCACCAAGTGGCCCACAAAGACGGGATGAAGACAAATAATCTGCCCTCCAATCTCAGGTGGGCAACCGCAAAGGAGAACGCGGAAGATCGCGAGTTGCACGGCACTGATCCAAAAGGTTCTAGAGCTGGCAACTCAAGATTGACCGGAGAGGACGTTTTGCGAATTCGCGCGAAATATAGAAAGCGCTACGGGGCGTTGACCGATCTCGGCAGGGAGTACGGGGTTACCAACGCGTGTATCTGGAACATAGTCCATCGAAAGCAGTGGACACATATTTGAATAACGGCGGCCTTAGAGCCGCCATTTTTTTGAGGTAAGCCAATGGCAATTGAGGACTGGAGTACCGATCCAGATCAGAACGGGTTGGTTCTGGGGATCGATATCAACGAGGACTGCCCTGCGGCAAATATTAATAACGCTTTGCGGTCCACGCTCGCGAACATTAAGTCATGGATCACCGGCGCCATCTTCACCTCGCCCAATTCAGGGAGCACGGGCGCGGTCAGGGTCAGGGACGCTGCGGGTGATCCCGATGCGGCCTATCTCCAGTTCGTAAACAATGCGGCGAATAGCCAGCTTGGATATGTCAGGGGCCTGAAGGCCGGCGGGCTGACGTTTGGCACAAATACCGGCGAAGCGGCACGCATTACCTCGGACGGCAAGGTCGGCATCGGCACGACGTCGCCGAGCGTTCCGCTGCATGTGAACGGCGAGACGCGGGCGAGCGCGTTTAGCCTGGCGACCGCGAATGTCTATTGGAATGCCGACAACAACCGGGCCACCTTCAATCACGACGCGAACGATACATACAGCTACGACCGCGTGAACAATCTTCACGAGTTCTATATTAACGGCTCACGTCAAGCCTATATCGATGTTGCCGGACGTGTCTACGCAACAACGGAAATCGTCGCAAATACTCTGGTCCGTATAGGTGGACTTAATCAATTCTACATGAACTACAACGGAGGCAATCCTTTCATAAATTTCGGAAATGGCCGATACCTGCAATTAGATGGCACCGCTGGCTCATTTAACACAGTAATCGATGGAGATACGAAGCTCGCTATTCGCGCTGACGGCATTTGGACTAACGGCTCAAGCGGGCCGATGGGCGCGGGCTCGTTCAGCGCCGCCGCCCTCTATGATGCGGGTCATCGCGTGCTCACTTCGGCATCTGGCTCTGCCATCGCATCACAAAGCCTCGGCAGCCCCGGCTATATCCGGCTCACCAATGGGTTAACACTGCAATGGGGCGAGACCGGCGCGGTCGGCGGCGAGGGCGCACAAGGCGTCACCTTCCCGATCGCCTTCACCTCGGCGGTATTCAGCGTTAGCGCCACTGCCAAGAATTCAGGCGGCGCTGGCAACGATATCTGGACGCAGGTAAGCAGCGTCAGCACCAGCGGATTCAGCGTCTACTGGCAGGCCCCGTCCAGCGGCAACACCGGCGGCGGCGCTTATTGGTTCGCGGTGGGCGTATGACCGACCAAGAACCATCGCTGTTCGATATCGGCGAGAAGCTGGGCACTATCTCCGGTCAGCTTCGCGAGCTTATTCACGGCGTCAACGGGGTGTCGGCCAAACAGGATGCGCTCGCAATTCGCGTTGCGAAGCTGGAAGAGGCTGAGGCGGGGCGCAGGGCGCAGGCCAATCTTCTTACCACTATTCTCAAAAGCCCGACGATTGGCTGGCTTGTTGGCGCGGCCGTGACCGCGTGGGCAATTCTCACCGGAAAGGTCCACGTATGACGCCCCCCCCTGATATCATCGCCGCAGCGCGCGAGGCGCAACGCAAGTGGAAGATCCCCGCCTCGATCAGCCTGGCGCAATGGGCGGTCGAAAGCGGCTGGGGCAAGCACATGCCTCCGGGCTCCAACAACCCGTTCGGGATGAAGGCGCGACCCGGTGATCCCTTCGTTACCGTCCGCACGCGCGAACAGGATCGCGACGGGCATGATTACTTTATCCAGGCCGCGTTCCGTAAGTTCACCTCGATCGCGGATGCCTTCGACGCTCACGGCGCGCTGCTGAACAAGCCCGTCTATGCGAAAGCGCGTGAGGCGCTGCCCGATCCCGACAAGTTCGCCGATGCGCTGACCGGCGTTTACGCGAGTGATCGCGGCTACGGCAAGGCACTCAAGGCCGTCATGCACGGCAGCAATTTCTACCAATATAACGAGGGGGCCGCATGAGCTGGAACTTCCTACGGGGTATCGGCGGAGAGCTTGAGATCCAGCGCGTGCTCGGCGCGCTTGGGACCACGGTCTTTATCGTCACCGGCCCTGCGCTCGTGTGGTTCGATAAGGTTACGACGACCTTCGAAAGTTTCTGCATCGCCTATCCGGCCGGGCTGGGGGTGTGCATTGGCGCAACCGCTGGCTCGATTGCCCTGAAGGATCGGCAGGTCGCCAAGGCGAAGGCAGACGATCCCACCATTCAAGGAGAGCCATGATGTCTATCCAGAACTACGAAGCCCAATTAGTGCGCTGGTATCATACGGCTAGCGGCTGGATGCAGTTTGCTATCGCATTTGTCGCCGGCTTCCTGCTTGGTGCCTGGATCTTCTGATGCTCGGTATCCCGTCCCTGTCTGGATACTTGCTCCCGGCGGTAGGCGGGATCGCGGCTGCGGCTGGCATCTTCGC